TTAAACAACAAGGTGATGAGATTGTTAAAAAAGAAGAATTACATTGTGCAGATACAAAATTTGGGATTACAAAGAGTCAAAAGATTGAAGAATTACAAAAAGAAATAGAACTAGAAAAAGCAAGAAAACCTGGTTATTGGGAATTATTTGCTGAGTTTTATTATAGAGATTCAAATGCACCGTTATATTGTAGAAAATATGCAAGACCACAATCATGGTTTAAGAGACCTGGCACGGTTTGTTTGAATCCAACTGGTAAATGGGAGGTGATGAAAAGATGATAAAATTGTCATTTACTATAATTGTTCTTTGGGTCTTACTGGCTCTCAACTGGGAACAATTTAATACAACGGTTGATAAGTATCAGCTTGTTGACAAGACTAGAGAGTTAGTGTATAATATGAAGGAGAAGGTAATAAATGATGAATAAGTATGTGAAAATATTGTTTGTAGGCGTGTTAAGTTTGCTTGTTGCAAATTGTACAGCAAATAAAACATACACTATCAAACAAGAAAAAGGTAAGGCTGTTGCAAAAGTTCCTGCCTGGTACATGAATGACTACAATAAGAAAAAAGAATGTGGCACTACTAAATTCGGTAAGAATAAAGATAAAGAGTGTATATTCGGTGTAGGTACTTCAGTGTCTCCAGACCTTGAACTTGCAATAGAAAAGGCATCCCTAATCGCTAAGGCAGAAATGGCCGATATGATTAAGGGTGAAATGAACAAGAAGGCAAAAATCTTTACAACTGAATTAGGTAAAACTAATACAAAAACGGTTGTATCAGATGTAGAAACGACTCTTGTTAACATAATTAAAAATACACCTGTTAGAGGATACGAAGTATTCAAAACAGAGGTAACTATGACGAAGAATGGTTACTATCGTGCTTGGGTTGGTTTAAGATTGCCACTAGGTGACGCTAACAAGATGTATGATTATGCAATCGAAACGGTTGTTGACGCTTACGAGTTGAAGAAACTTGCTGAGAAAAAATATGACGAAGTAGAAATGATTGCTAAAGAGGACAAAGTAAATGAGTAAAGTAGTTGTTTATTCAAAAAACAATTGTACTTTTTGTACCAAGGCCAAAAACTTATTAAAGAGTGTTGGCCTTGAATACACAGAGAAGAAGATGGAAGATTTTAAAGATGTCAACGATATGTTTGATGACATAGGCAAACCTGTAAGAAGTATGCCACAAATTAAAGTAGATGATAAATTAGTAGGCGGATATAATCAGTTAGTAGAATATCTTGCTGACAAAGGTCTAGTTAATTTTAAAGGTGAAAAGATATAATGATGACAGATAAGAAGGACGATAAAGATAATATAATTATCTTTCCTAAAGTAAAACAGGAACCTAAAAAACAGATTTCAGCCAAACATCAAAAAGAATTAAAAGATTTACAGGCAAGATTATTTGTAACCACATTGATGGAAAAAGTACAAGATGAATTGTTTATATTGTTTGGGCAGAACTCTATTCAAACAGATGACGTTCAATTTCAAAAAGACTTTGCTTTCATAATGGAGAGTGTAAAGTCATGTCTGTATAGAGATTTTAGTTTGAAACATAATTTACATAACATTGTTGACCGTGTTGCTCAAAGTGTAGCTGCGAATGGCAAGATACTAAAAGAGGGCGAAGAAGACAAATTAAGTTATGTACAAATGGATTATTCTGATATTTTATTTAGAAGTAAAATAAAGAAAAAAGATTTACCACCAGAGACTCTTAAAAAGTTAGAAGAGTTAATTAGTAAACATCAAAAAAAAGATGATGATGGTGACAAAATTACCTAAAGCACTTGGTAATACTTTGTGTAGTAAAGTGCCACTACACAATTTACAAATTGAGGCACGTTATATAAGGAGTAATAATGTTTAAATCATTATTCGGTGACTCGGCAAGAGTTATATCAAAATCAAAAAAAGTATCAAAAAGAGGCAGAAAAACTATGTCTAAAAGACAAAAAGTTTTAAACCTTTTAAACAAAGGTGAGTCAGTTTCTTGGAAAGCATTAAGAAGCAGATTCGACTTAACATCGCCTAGAGCGTTAGTTGATACATTAAGAGCAGAAGGTAACATGATCTATGTTAACAAATCTGCTAAAGGTACATCATACAGAATGGGTGTTCCAACAAAAGCGATAATCGCTGCTGGTATCAAAAAGTTATACGGAACTCCGTATGCTTACAGAAATGCGTAATTCAGATTACACATTTAAGGTGTGGGGTGAAAACCCCACATCTAATTCTTATATAAATAAGAATAAGGAGAATTAAATTATGCCTACAACAACGACAAGTGCATTGAACAACATGGCGATGACAGGTTCATCAGCACCTTTATTTTTTGAGATTTTTAGAGAACTAGATAAAGCAGAAACAGAAGCTGCTAAAATAGACATTTTAAGAAAAAATGACAGCACACCAATGAGACAAGTACTCAAAGGTGCGTTTGATCCTAAAATCGTATGGGAGTTACCTGAGGGTACACCACCTTACAAAGAAAATGAAGCGCCTGCTGGTACTGAACACACTACCTTACATAGTGAAGCAAGAAGACTACACTATTTCATCAAAGGTGCTAATGTTCTCAATAAAGCAAAACGAGAAATCTTGTTTATTCAAATGCTAGAGGGTTTACAGGCCGAAGAAGCAAAACTATTATTAAATGTTAGAAACAAAAATTTATCTAATGTTTATAGTGGTTTAACGGCAGACCTAGTTAAAAAAGCGTTTGGTTGGACCGAAAATTTCGTACAATCTAAATAATTGTATCTGATTCGATACAAATACAACTTTAGGGTGTAGAACAAAAGTAGAACATCTACTTGACACAATGTCACACCCTAATTTCCCTATATAATTCAATATAAAAAACGGACTATTATTCCATTATTTGCTTGTTTACTATACCCATTTCTGATATATTATGAGTATGAAAACAATTAATACTTACATTATGAAAGGAAATAAATAGTTATGAGTAAAGTTAAACAATACTATACAGATATTGCAGAAACCAAAGTTGATAAGATTGTCAAAAGTTATACTGATAATTTAATCACTGAACAAACTGCTATAAAAGACATCATGGATGTTGAGAACGTAAACTTACTTAATATTGATGATGAAAATGTTGGCGAAGTTTTATATTATGCCAAAGAAGACCTAAAGGTAATGCAGTAATGAAAAAAGTTATTGTAATATTCTTTATATTTTATTTTTGGGTATATGCTCTTGCAAATGCTTTCTCAAAAGCAAATGCTGACGAATATACAAACGCAGTAGTAGGTCATGTAATAGTTGAGACAATCAATGGTAACATGAATCATGGTGCGTTATTAGAGAGTGAGTTAAATAAACTTGCTCACAATTTTGCGATTGAGTCTATGGTTATATTACAGAAATATCTTCCGTCTATATTAGAAGGTATTGCTGCTGATATGAGACTTGAAGCAGACAAAAAGTATAAGTGCAAATTACTAGAAGGATCACCTAATGGATGTAATTAGTACTATAAACTATTATTTGAATACACTTTATACATATGTGCCAAAAGATTTAGTTATAATTATTTTGTCCATATTGACTTTGTTATTAATACAAACTATTAATGATAAGAGGAAAAAGAAGAATGAGGAAGAAAAATAAAACAATGTCAAGTGCTGCTAAACTTAAAAGAACTATAACTAGACAATGCTCTATTAAGAAAAAATATGCTACTACTTACAAAGATATTAAAAAGTATTTCAAAGAGTTTAACAGAGTTGTATTTAGAAATAAACTATCTGCCTTTGGTGATGTATTAATCAAAGACCTAACTAGAGAGAAGTGTATGGGTCAAGTGGTTACTATGGAGTGGAAAAGAAAAGGTACTAGATTTTACAAATTAGAAATGGAACCATCATATAAAAGTAAAAGAGACTTTTTAGATACACTGATCCATGAAATGGTACATTTATATCAAATGCAAAACTTAGGAGATAATGGTACTCACAATGACCTATTCTGGTCGTTTGAACCTAAAGTGCAAAAGATCGGTTTAAGATTATAAAAAATTTATTATATTATGTTTAATAGTGAGAAGAATTATATTGATGAATGGTTAAAGAAACAAATTAAAAATGGTGTTTCTATAATCAATGATGTGTTAGAAGGCAAAAAAGATAAAGTTGTTTATTACACAGGTCATTTACACAAAGATATCCTAGACAATTTTCCAGGCAAAACTAGTAAAAAAATATTCAAAAGTTATAGAGTGCTTTTAGATAACAAGACTCTATCATTTACACAAAAAAGATTTAGCGAACATGGTTATGAATATATGGTGAGGAGGGTGCATGAAGTTAAATAAAAAACACAAAGAACTAATTAAAGGTTTAATAAAAGGCAAAGGTTATTTTAAAACACCTAGAGTGCCTAAGGATACAAATGATAAAATGCTTGACGTTTTATTACCTTTGTACTTAAAAGGCATTTTAATATTTCAAAGAGAATACAATGTGCCTTTTATAGGTCCAGTAAATGAACATAAGGTGACACATAAACATTATGTGATTACTACACAAAGAGATACAAAGAATCTACGTAAAATGCTAAAACATGGAGAAGTGAATGATTAGAAAAGTCAAAGAAGATAAACCAACAAAACCAATACCAATGTGGAAGAAAGTTGCATATTCAGTACTAGTATTAGTATTAGTTTTTGTAAGTGGTTCGTTTTATCCTAATCCTTACACATTACATAAAACGAAAAAATCAGTAGAAGCATATTATACTGATTGGGCAAATAAATTAGGTCTACAAGAACCTAGTATGGAATATGAAAATGATGTGCAGTTTGTAAAGGCATTAAGTAAATGTATTGATTACATAAACTTTACAACACCTAGAATGGAAAGAGTGCCTTATGAAATGATTATGGGTCAGGCAGCATTAGAGTCTGCTTGGGGTACAAGTAGATTTGCAATAGAAGGTAATAACTTATTTGGTATTAGAACTTGGGGCGATCACCCTGGTATGTTGCCCAAAGGTTTTCCTAAAAACAACCCATGGCAAGTTAGAGTTTTTCCTAGTAAATGTGCTAGTGTAAAAGAGTATGTAAGAATATTAAACAATCATCCTGCTTATGAAGAGTTTAGAAAGTTAAGAACTAAACAATTGGTTATGAATAACAACATGGACGCAATTGCTTTGATTAAAACATTAACAAAATTTTCAACTACACCTGATTATGCCGAGAGGGTAATTAGAATAATTGAAAGAGTTAGAAAACTAGAGAATACGGTTGCAACTGATAAGGCAGTAAATGAACCTAAGAAAAAAGTGCCACCTAAAGAGAAGGTTTCTAACATTGTTTTACCAAAAGATAAACCTGAGGAGATTAAATGACATTAGGATTCGGATTAGGAATGATGTTGTTTTCGTCTAGTATCTGTATTGTAGGTGCTTTCGCTTTATTATATCTCTACGATAAACACAAAAAAGAAGAAGAGAGAAAAGAAAAAGAAAAAAGAGAGAGACCACATACTTACTATGGTGATGACACCGTTTGAAAAAGAAAAACGAAGGAGATTTTTAGTGACGTTATCTAAAATGAAATTAAAAAAGAAATACAAGGTAGATAGAGCAGACTACCAAGATGTTGCAGATTGTATTAGAAGTGACCAAGTTCCTGCTAGCGCAATTGCAGAATATTTTAATGATAAAGTATTCTATAAATGGTACAAAAACAAATACCTATGAAGATAAGATATTACAAAGAGATTGATGGTTGGCGTTGGGTAGGTTTTCTATTAGCAATGATTGGCGCTTTTGTGTTGTCAAATGCAGATATTCACACACAATGGATAGGTTGGGCAATAGCAACAATATCTTGCAGTATATGGATTTACATGGGTATTAAAGATAAAGACACACCTAGAGCATTGATGGAAACAATGTATTTACTTTTAGCAATCAGAGCAATCTATAACTGGTTAACATAAATATTATAATGTTTTTAACACTACTAACATTTATATCAGCAATTGCTATCTCTATGATAGCAGCAGGATATTCTATACTAGGACTAGCAACTTTATTTGCTGGTGCAGCCGTACCTATTATTGCAATGGGTTCAGCATTAGAAGTAGGTAAGTTAGTAGCCGCATCTTGGCTCTATCATAACTGGCGCTCAGACATACCAAAGTCCTTAAAGGCATATCTATTTACAGCAATCATAGTTTTAATTTTTATAA